TCCTTCAGCACCTCGACGCGCCCGCGCTCGTTCTCCTCGGTCGCGGTGTCCAGCACCTCGACCGGGGTCCCGTCGGGCGCGAACAGCTTGACGTACGTCTCTCGCTTAGCCATGACGGCCTGTCCTCTCCTATCCGAAAGAGCCCTCGGCCGTCGGGCCGAAGTGAAGGTGATCGGCGTACCCGTCACCGATGACTCCGGTGAGCAGCACGCTGATCTTGACGAACGCGGTCGTCGGGTCCAGTACGACGGTGAGCGGGGTGCCCGCCGTCCAGCTGGTCGCTGTCACCGTGGCGCCGTTGCTGATCGAGCCGACCGCGGCGCCGGACCGATCCCGCTGGGAGATCCGGTACCGGATGTGGTTCGACGCGTCACCGGCTACCGAGAGCCGGAGCCGCCCTGACAGCGTGTACGAGAGGCCACCCACGACCGGGACTTCCTGCTCGACGTAGACCGTCTCAGCCGCCACCGCGTTGGTCAGCTTCAACGACTTCGTGCCGGGCAGTCCGGTCACGGGTGCATCTGTTGCGATCGCCGCGGTCTGGGTGGTCGTGGGGACGATCTCCCAGTTGTACAGGTCGGCCGCCTCGAACCCACCGTCCCGCAGCAATGAGCCGCCCGGCCACGCTTCGGCCGCCGTGATGCACGGCACCTGAAGCGAAGCGGCCAGCTCGATCAGCTCTGTTGCCTGAGCCAGCGAAACCGATCCGGCGGCCCCGAGATCGTGGCTGTAGAAGCTCACGATCACCGGCTGCCGGGACGCGACCTTGATCGCCGACTTGGCGATCTCCTGGGCCTTGGTCGTGCCGTCCAGATTGAACGACGCGACGGAGAACATCCCGGTACGGCGATCGGCCGGGTACATCCAGCGCCGGTTGGCGGCGCCCGACGTATCCATGATCCGCTCATACCGGCCCCAGAGCTCAGAGTCGGTCGTGGCGTCCCGCGCCGTCCCGCCCAGCGGGTAGACGAAGGTCGAGACCTGCTTGACGCCGTCGATCGCCAGCAGCGCCGTACGGCTGTCGTCGTACTGCGGTACCCGATTGGCCGCCGTCAGGCCGGTCATCGAGACATGCGTCTTGGCGTGGCAGGCGATCTCGTGTCCCGCCTTGGCGATCGCCGTCACTCCGGCGCTGGTCAGATAGTTGCTCTGGCCAATCAAATCCGACGTGAGGGCGAACGTGTGCCGCTGCCCGTTCTTCGAGGCCAGCTGAGCCAGCTGAAGCGCGGACGCGTAACCGTCGTCCCAGCGGAACACGACAGCGCCGCAAGGGGCCGCCGGTCCCGGTAGCTGACGGGCACCGATCCCGGCCGCCGGAACAACAACCGGCGTGAGCGAGTACCCCCGCGCCAGAAGGCGAGCCTTCAGCGACGCGGGGGAATCGGCCACGCTGACCACGGTTCCATCGGGGCCGTAGAGCGTGGTCGCCATCGATCAGACGCTCAGGATCGCGAACGGGTAGCCGCCCGTCGCCTCCGGGGTGAGCGGGTTGGCGACGGCGAACGCGACACGCATCTTGCACCGGATGGCGATCATGTCCTTCTCGGCCAGGTTGTACCCACCGACGGTGGCCTGGTCGAGGATCTTGAAGGTCATGTCCTGGCGGATGCCGAGGATCGCCTTGTCGCGGTCGCCCGCGATGACGGTCGCGCCGGTGTCGGACGGGGCCGTGCCGGACGCCGGAACCCAGGCACCGTTGGTGACCCAGGAGATGGGCTCACCGTAGATGGTCGGGGTGCTGCCGTCGGACCGGATGTTGTCCAGGTAGATCGGCTGACCGGTCGTGTCGCGCAGACCGCGCAGCGGCGCCCGCAGGGAGCGCGCGGCGTAGAACTGGTTCACGTCGAAGCCGTCGGCCTCCACGAGAGCCATGGTCTGGTTGATGTCCTCGGCCAGGTCCCCGGCCGCCGCAGCGGAACGGACGTTACCGGCCGCCCGGGCGCCGTCCTCCAGGGAAGCATCCCAGGTGCTCGGCTTGTTGGTGCCGAACAGCACCGCGCCGTCGAGCACCCGGCCGAACTCCTGGGCGATGAGCGGGCGAACCTCGGCCCAGATGTCGTACTCCGCGTCGTCGAACACGTTCTCGTGGATCGGGACGATGACGGCGATTTCCTCGACGTTGAGGAACTTGTTCTCCCACGCGACCCGGCTGGTCGGCTTGGTCGAGGAGGAGCTCTGGGTGTCGTCCGAGACGAACCCGGCGGTCGGCAGGGCCGACAGGACCGGCATCTTCGCCTGGGTCGAGCTCATCACGATGTGCCGGAAGGTGCTCAGGGCAACGCTCGACTTCGGCGCCTCCTGGAGGATCTCCCGGATGTCCTGCACGTTGAGCAGCGCCGTGGCGTCTGCCCGCGAAATGACTGCCATGACTGGCAACCTCCTGGTGTTGGGAAAGCTGCCGTCATGGCAGCAGCGTCACGAACGCGCCGCGCGGAACAAGTCCGACATCGACGGCTTCGTGTTGTCGTTGGAGCCGCCGTGAGCGGCATCCCGCGCCCCCGCGCCGGGCCGGACAACCGGCGTCGCCGCAAGGGTGCTGTTGTTCTCGACAGCCTTCGTGATCGCGTTGCGGATGCCCACGTGATCGGTCGGCTGGAGATCCTTGATCGAGGAGAGGAACGAGTTCGAGTCGAGCAGCTTCACCGGGTCGGCGCCCGCGGTCGCCGCGAGCTGGTGCACCGAGAGCTGGACCAGCGCCGCGCGGTGCTCGTTCTGCTGATTCCGAAGCGCTTCGGCCGCCTGCTCCGCGGTCTGCTCGGGAGCCAGGCCCAGAACGGACTTGAATCCCTCCAGCTGCTTGGTCTGGGCGGTTTCCATGGCGGCGATGCGCTGTTCCAGCTCATGCCGCTTCTGCCGCTCCTGGGCCAGCTCGCCGACCGGGACGTACCCGGCGGGCTTGCCGTCTCCCTGCTGCTGGCCGCCGCCACTCTGCTGGCCGTTCCCGCCCTGGATGACGGAGGCCGCTGCCGAACCGGGCGCGACGCCCGCGGGCAGCTGCGCGCCGCCTCCCTGGCCACCACCCCCACCGTTGCCGCCCTCGGCGGGGCCGTCGGTGAAACAGGGTGCGATGAACAGGGTGCGAAGCAACTTGTTTCGGTACATCGTTCTCTCCCTCTCGGAGACTTGAGCGGCATCACGCCGTCTGGTTCATCCGTGGCCGGAAGTGCTCCACGGGCCGTACGTAGTAGGCATCGCGCCAACCGTCGTTGTGCTTCAGTTGAGCGAGCTCCGACCAGTCGGCCGCGCCGCTCTTGAGAGCCTGGAGCCGGGTCGGCCCCATGATCGCTAGCTGGTCCTTCGCGGACAGCTGGTTGAACGCTTTGTTGCCGTCGACAATGATCGACGGGGGTTCGGGAATGTCGTACCCGAGGTCGGCCCACGACTTCGTCTTCGGCACCCGGCTGCACCGGCACTGCTGGTGTCCCAGGGGTCCAGGTTCGCTCAGCTCGTGGATCGTTCCGTGCTGCCCCCAGCAGGCCGGACAGGTGCGAGTGGTGAGATGGGCCAGCCACTGCCAGCCCGCCAGCACGTCGCCGTACTGGTCCTGCGTGACGGCAGCGGCCTGGCGGTGCGCGTCGATGAGCTCCGTCCTCGCGACGTTGAGCGCTCTCGACAGCCCGCCGTCGAAGGCGTCGCCGACCTGCCCAATGATCTGCCGCGCCACATCACGTGGATTCTGGCCGCGGGCTGAGCCGACGATCAGCTGTTCCGTCATTGCTTCGGTCGCTTCAGCTGAGAGCGGCCGGAGAGTGCTGGTTATCTGCTGCGTGGTGCGCCGTACGATCTGCTGGAGCTGCCGGTTCGGAACGCCCTCGCGGCCAAGATCCGTGCCCGGCGGGAGCATCGACTGAATGAGCCGGTGCTGTGCTTGAGCTGTTTGCTGGGCGATCGTCAGGACGTCGTCGACCAGCATCCCGCCAGTCATCCCGATGAGATCCTCCAGCGCCAGCTGGGTTGCAGTTGCGGCCGCCCTGACGTTGCGCAGTCGAGCCAGAGTGCGTCGGGACGGCGTACGTCCTTCCGCAGCATCCGCTGCGATCTGCCGCGCCAGGGCGGCCCATTCCGTCTGCACGATCCGCCACGTCCGCGACCAGGCCGCGGCCATCTTGGCTTGTGAGCCGGAAAGCTTGCTGCTGACAACGAGGTCCAGCCGGGCGGCCAGGCGAAGGGTTTCCTTCGTGGCTGCCATGGCTCACTCGATCCCGTGGAGTTCTTTCGCCCGAGCGAACACGTCTCCGTCGCCAGCATTCGGACTGACGGCGGTGATGATCGAAACCCACTCGATCGCGGGAATCTCCATCAAGTCGTGGTCGGCGGTCATGATGCGAACGTCGCCGTTTTCCATCCGGTCGAAATCCCAACCGTTGCTCATGTGCATGGTGTCACTCCGTCAGGTCAGCAATGCTGGTGCGAGCCTCGAACGCCCGCTGGGCTTCGGCCGCCGCCTGCTTCTGCTCGGTCTCGATCCGCTCGATGTCGGGGTCGTCGTAGCCCAGTTCCTTCAGGTTGGCCCGGAAGCCGAACCCGATGCGCTTGCGTGCTTCGGCGTCGTCGAGCTCCTCGGACTCGTCCTTGGGGGCCGGGTCCTTCCAGATCGGCCGGACGTCGACGTTCCCGAGCAGCTCTTGGACCTCACTCCATCTCGGGGTGAAGTCGTCCTGCTGTTCGAGGATGAGGTCCGTGAGCCGGGTCGACAGCACCCGCAGCGCGACGCCGGTCGGCGGCTCCCCGCTCACCTGCGTGATGTAGAACGCGGGCAGGCCGGTCACCCGGGACATCTTGTTGGCCCACGCCTCGTGGACCGCCAGCAGTCCCGTGGGGTCCGACGGATCGAGCTGGCCGATCGGCCCATCGCCCGGCACCGTGAGGAACTTCCTCTTGGTGGGGTTGGCCTCGATCTTCTCGGTCTCGATCTCGCCGGTGTCGGGGTTGATGAGCTTCTTCACCTTGTAGTTGAGCAGGTATCGCAGCGGCTGCGCCACGTCCTCCTCAACCACGATCAGGTCGGCGACCGACTTGTTCAGCCCGTCCTGCAACGGGATCACGTCCTCCAGGATCGAGCGCCCATGGCCGCCGATCTCTTCGGCGTCCTGCGGGAACCAGACCGCGGGGACCTTGCTCGTATCGCCGGGGTTCGGGATCTCGAAGCCGTCAGTGTCGGTGTTGCCGTCGCCGTGGTACTCCATCCAGGCCGACTGCTTCGACGGCCAGTTGGTCGCGTCGGACTGCCTCATCGACGGCTGCCGGAGCTTGGCCGTGGTAACCCAGCGTTCGACGTTCGCCGGGTAGTACAGGTTCACCCGGCCGTACCCGGCCTCGTTGACCCAGACGGTCACGAAGCACCGCATCCGGTCGGGCATGCCCGGGTCGACCAGCGGGACGCACATCGACGAACGCTTCGGCCACGCTCGTCTCTCGCCGGTCTCGTCCGGCCAGACCAGGACGTAGGCGTCTCCGGTCTTGTACGTCTCGCGGTGGGTCAGGTTGATGACCCGCTTGAGACCGTGGTCGTCGACGAGCTCTGCCGCCTTCTTCGCCTCTCCGCCAGTGTTGGACTCCCAGGACTGGATCTTCATCTTGGAGCTGAACCCGCGAACCACCGACTTGCAGTAGTTCTCGCGGGCCTGCTCCAGAATCCAGCCGTAGTCCCGGCGGAAGGCGGGGGTCGCGAACTGGCCGATTCGGTGCTTGCCGTCGTAGTAGTCGGTGTACAGCCGGATGTTGGCAATGCGCTGCTTCCGGTCGTTGACCGCGGCAATCACGTCGTCGACTGGCACGGCCGAACTCCCTTCAGGCTTTGATGACGTTGAAGAACGGCTGACGGTCAGCCGGGCACGGGCCCTGGGTCAGCTCGTACCAGTTGGGCTTCTCGGGCTTCGGGCCTTCCATCCTGCCGCCCTCCTCCCAGCCGTCCGGAGGCGGTACGTCGAATCCGTCGGTCTCCATCAGTACGCCGCTCCAATCGAGTCGGAAACCTTGCTGTCGATCTCCCACGCCTGGCTGAGCATGCACGCGTCGGCGCGGTCTGGGGACGGCATGCCGCGCTTGCGCATCTCGTCCTTGGACTCGATCTGGATCTGCCCCTTGCGGGTGAAGATGTAGCGGATGCTGGCCAGCTGGCTGGCGAGCTCCTCGTCCTCGGGATCGAGGTCCGCGCGGCCCTCCTCGAACATCGTCCGCAGCCCCCAGTACCACTCGGCACGGGCGTTGGCGAAGCGCTTGGGGTCGCTGGTGCCGGACCCGGCCTGCATGTCGACGACGGGGTAACCCTGCTCGTCGAGGCTGTCCACCACGCCCGCACCCACGCCGACGCCGTCAACCTGGATCTCCTGGGCCCTGGTGTCGCGCCACGCGGCGATCACGCGGCCCGTGGTCTGGGTGGTCGGCTCGCCGTTCTTGTCGCTCAGGAGCCGGAACACGCCGTCGTGGTTGTGGTAG